ACGCATCGAAGAACAGGAACCCTGTCTTCGGAATAAACGCATTAGTCTTGTATACTACAAGACTCGAATGGTGGACCAATCTTAGTCCAAGCTAACCTCGAGACTTCCTCCAAAGAACTGGATAAAAGTACTTAAACCCCATCCAGCGCTCGAGAAAAAATCTCTGTTTGCTACAACTCCCAACTCTGTGGAATTGTCCCAGTCGATTCGTTTTGAAGCTCGTACCATCGCAAGTCGGTTCTCTTTTCTCCATTCCTGTAGGCACTTACGATTTCCTAACCAGTCGTCTATCCGATCGATCCTGGTCTTCACCTCTCCCTGAGTGGAAGAATTTGACTCTCTCAGCCGTTTCTTTACCATCTGCAGTCGATGCCTATAGAATTCATCTATGAGCCTGCTGGGTACTTCAGCTGTTGCACTATCTGCCATCGCCATCAAATGTCTTTCTGGTTCCTTATGGAATATATCCAATTTTCCAACGTATTCCATCTTTTCTTTCCAGATCTTGGAACCATCACGGCAGATAATCCAGTCATCTCCTTGGAGGTAGCACCTTTTCGAGCAAAAGTCCATATCCCACCAATCAGACACCTTCATCTCTTTGATACACTGTCCGAGTCCTTTCGAGACATCATCGGTTCCAGTGTGGGTGTATGTGTTGATGGCTTGCTTATAAGCCTCTACCTTCGATTCTGATATCCAACAACAGACATCATCTCCAGAAGCAATAACAAATTTCTGAAGGTCATCAATTTTAGCTTTGTGGCAAAGGTACTCATGATAAGCAATGCTCCGAATGGTGTTCCCAAGGGTGGTCTTCACAGGTTGACCTGAAAAAGTGGTGCCCAGCAGCTCTAGTTCCAACCAGTCTTTACCGGAAACTGGGAAAAAACGTCGAACCGCTGAATTCGCGCACCACTTCTCGTTCACCATCTCTTCAAATCCTGGCAATTGAAAGAACAATTTCGCATCATGCTGCATTGCTTGCCATAATAGACCTTGGTGCATCACCTGTGGGTGAGGGAAATGTTGTTGACAGACTTCTAATATCCTTGGAGAGAACTTTTTCCAAACATAGTCATCTACGATTCTCATGATCTCCACATGCTGGTGAGAATCGAAAGAAGAACCGTCAGAAGAACAACACTTCGAGTCGGCAGGTTTATTTGCCAAAATGACTTCTTTGAGGGAATCTGAAGTCATAGCTTGAATGAATCCCGGAATAACCTTCTTCAAGTCACGGAACATGAATTGCTGAATCCAGGTTATGGGTCCACAAGCGTTGGCACTAGGCGAAAAGATCAATCTAGGTCGATCGTCTCTCCCCAGAAGGCAGTTAAAAGCATCTCTAACAGTCTGCCACCGGAAATAGACTTCTCCACTCTTCACCATAGCGCAAAAAGCGTACACCCAATCAGCTGTCCTCCACACTACTGCGGCGGATTGTTTCAAAAAGGTAGAGGTGTACTTCTCCTTCTTTGCTGCATCCCATGCACTATTATCTGAGATCCACTCTCTCCATGGCTTAATCTCAGGGGCCCACGTTATTTTGGCAAACCGTTCGTCAAACCATTTCTCAAACCAAAGTTTGAAATCCTCCAGTACTACTGGATCTGGTTTCAGCTTGCTCTTCATTTGTCGATTAAACATTGCATACAAGAGGTTCAAAGGCGATTTGGAGCACCATTCATAGGACACAGCCGATCCTGTCGCGGTCCGAGTCTTTACGCCGTGAGACGTCTTACGTACATCTCTGGGTCTGGCAGTCAACAATTTAGCCGTCAAATAACTACCTAAGTCGACAATCCATTGACTTCTGGCTTCAGGAACAGGGGCCATCAAGGCCCGATTTGGAGAGAGGTCGGAGACGGTGATTGGTTTAATTTCAAAGTAGTCCTCACGAACCGTCCAAGATTCAGAGGAAGGAACTTTCTCCGTCTTCGGTTTGGCTGTCTTGCACGCCATCTTCACGTTTGCCAAATGCTCTCTCCACGTGGTCCAAGTTGGATTCCAATCCGCAGCTTTCGTAGCGTCCCATCCGCTAACTTGGATACCACCAATCGAATGCAGATGTGGCATATCTTTCACAATGTACGCATCTGCAAACCATCTCTCAGCTAGATCCACTCGAATCAGTTTGGACCTCCAACTCGATCTAGGTACTGCTAAATACTTTTGCCCAACTGTATCCAACTGAACGCCTTTCAGCAACAGTTGAACACTTTCAGAACAAGTTTCATCTCTGATTTGAGAAAATAGCCACTTACCTAGAATCTGGAGGTCGACAGGAGCAGTAACTTTGCTCCACGAATTCTGGAACCAGTATCTTTTCCATTCGTCTCCTGCCAAGGCATTTAATTCTGCCTTAAGAATGTCTGTCTGAGGATACCACGAAGTATGGTCTGTAGGAATGTTTTTCAAGCGAGTAGGAGCCCATTCAGACCAAACAGTAGTTGTAGCAAAGTGTTGAATCCATCCGGAATTGATAACTACTGTAGGAGCTGGCACGTGGAGCCAGTCATGGAAATATCCTTTTTCATTCAGATAAGGCTTCATCCAAACCTTGATATATCCATTCTTTCCATTATGAATTTTGAGCGTGCCGCCGTTGTCTGGCAATTTGTACTCACCTGGAACAGTAGGGAAGTTCAAACCACTAACAAATAACCTAGCATCTCGCAAGCTAGGCTCAGCTGGCAGAGGATCTGAGAAATAGTAATGACAGTCATTCATTCCAACTAGAACGTCATACCCTTCAGCAAATCCTGGGTTGGCCGACACCCAGTCCTGTAGACGGCCTTGGAAGAAATCTTCTCGATATATAGAACGATAGTGCGTAATTCTCTTTTCCTTGGGCGTGTCCTTACCCACACTAACATGCTCTGTCCATTCAAACTCGACTCCTTCCCAAACTCCGAATCCTGGCTTCTTTCCGGAGTTCCTCCAATTCTCTTTATTTCCTGCCTCCTCATCTTGAGGCCGAATATGCACAGCATGAATAGTAGGTATGCAGTTGCTCATTCCAAACACTTGTCTCCACCTACTACTATCTGCACCTAACTTCGCGCCGACATTAATCAACAGGAACTTGGCATTGGGGTCTAAACTCAGCCGCTTTTTCATATGGTCTTTCATCAACACTTCATTTTTGAACCTCATCAGATCCGAACACTTACGAAGGTATTGGTGTCCATGATGGGTCTGGCTCGTTCTAAGACGATCCTGGTTTGATGATCCAACACCATTCGATGTCAGAACAGACAATGCAGACACGCTGAGGCCTGAAAGGTCTTGACTGGCTGCATTCCATCCTCTAGCGTCGTATCGGACCACTTTATGTGCGTCCTTCACTTCATGGATGTCGGCATGCTTTCCGTCGGGAGCACAGTTCTCTTTTCCTGCATAGAGACCCAGCAGGAGAGAATTGTCTTTAAGGGGATATGGTACTCTCATAGAATTCACGTGCACCGAAGTGTCCGTAAAACATGAAACAACCAAATCTTTCACCCAGCCATCATATATCATGCCCAAGACAAGGCACAACAAGGTCAACGGAATATGAAATCCTAAAGCCATCGAACCTACTTGAACTATCCACTTCAAACAGGCTAACACGATCTTGACAAGTTCGGCTAAGTCTCTACTTAAGTAAGAGACAAACTCTCCGAAGTAAAATTGAGCCCATTCATAAACAGTCCATGGCACAATTCTAAACCTCGGCTTCCTCGCAAGACAACTATTCGTTTGAATGCATGGCACAGAATCTTCTTTGATCCAACGATAGTAATTCAATGGATTCCACCATGTCAATAGGGCACGTCTAGCTCCGAGGAATTCGCGGACAATGGGGTCAAGAGAAAGAGCGTCAAGAACTACATTCTTGGCTTTGGTGAACTTCCACACCAATGCATCTCCCTCTACTCCCAAATCCAACCAGACTCCGTAACAAACTTTCCAGGTCAACCTCAATGCCTGCGTTCCGGTAACGGATATAATCTGGATGCATGCCACGAGTGCTTTCGCAAGCAACTCCATGTGGACTATGGACAAGACTATGATCATCAAAATTGACATCCAGTCTTTCAGCAGTTTCTTAGCGTTCAACACAGTCCAGGTGAACAAAAGAACCAACGAAACATTCAAAACCTCCTCTTCAGTTAAACTACCAGATACTTTAACAGGAGTCTTGTCCTTCATCATATAGGATTTCCACCAGATACAAAAAGTCTTTGAAAGATCTTTAACCTCCCAATCATCCCAGCATGGGCTTTGAGGTTCTATCTTTCTGGTGCAGGTATACTTATACCAATCTGATTCCCAGTCTTGGCCTAATCCAAAAGACTGGCTCTGGACAGAGCTCAACACACATTCATCTACTTCTCGCCTCCACGAATACCAGTTTTTAGCAGATGATTTGACCAAAGTGTCAGGTCTGGGCATCAAAGGGACAGCAGCCCACTGTCTTCGAATCCAGTCGACGGGCTTGATGGCTAGGGCATGCCAGGTGGATCCACAAGGTACGATCCATATACCCCAATCTGGCATCTTGTCTCTAGAGATAGGAATGCCGTTAACAGTGGCATACATCTCCAAGACGGCTGAATCGGTGGAGTAGGTCAAAGGAACGCTAGTCTTGTCCATCTGCACAAAAGCGTTCAGAGCCCACCACCAGCATCCTCCCTCTGGCATATTCAATGCTACACAAAGACGTCCTCTTCGGTTACCAATCTTTAAGAAACTGCCTTCTTGTCTCGCTCTAGGCAAATCATCTAAGGACCAACTCCTTGTGGTGTGTTCCATAGCTTCCTCTGTAGGCATACAAACCGACTTCAAGACCAAACCACTCTTGAGGGAGCCACCGTCTTTTGTCGATTTCTTAGCGATCCATCCTCCGCTCACTTGGACACTTGAAGAACTGGACACTCCTACAAGTTGGAGCTCCTTTGTCATAAAGCAAGGTTCAATGAACTTGGGGATGGCGAACACACAAAAATCGGAGAATATGCTTCTCATTTGCCTTGATCTATAAAAGCCTCCGTGTGCATGAAGAGGAGGTGCTTTAGACACAAATGAGGATTCCACGGCTATGCTCCAGAAATCTTCCTTTTCAGACAGGAAGTCCGTGAAATCAAATGGAGGGGAAGTCATCCATTGACCATCATCCTTCTGAATCATGACATTGTGCGTGTCTAGAAGGTATTTGTGGTGAGGGGCTTTAGGCAAAGAAAGCAACAATGGTGTCAACAAATCAGTAATCATATAGTAAATGAAATCATGTGGAATATCTGCACTATGTAGGAAACAAACGCACTGATTGGTAGACCAAGGCTTTAACTTGTACAAGCTCCAATTATGAATGACTTGGGCGACTCCCATTGGCCAGGTACTATAGCTGTGAGGCCAAGGAGCAGTGGGTTGATGGTTGGTGGCTTTGACACTGTCAGAACCCCATGTCTGGAGTCCCGTCGGCTTGTGTCTCAAAAGTTCTCCTAGACTGACACTAGTAGACCATGTTACCATCAACTTGGGACATCCGGAATAGTCATCGTGAATCAGAAAACCGGCATGCCACCAAGCAGCCCGCGAGGAGTCCTCATGTGCGCAACAGACTTCAGTGTCGAACGACCACTTCTTCACCTTACAACGGGTGAAGACGTAGAGCCACTCGTCCACTGGCACAACCTCAACGGTGAAATCCACCTTAACCTCACGAACAGAAGAATCTGAGGGCGACTCGGGCGATTGGGACCAGACATCACGTCTGACTCCAAGCACCTTCGCTTCTGCGGCGGTTAGGGCGGCGATCATCACACCGATAACATATCGGAATGACAACACGACTTCAGGTGCCGCCCGGCGGCAACCTGAAGGGTACAAACTCTCAACGATACTACGCGGAGAATTC